GTGCGAGCGAGCAGGCTCGGATTCTCGATCGACACAACGCCCTTCTGCTGTTCCCAGCATTCGAAGCCGGCCGAGTTACCGACCCAAACTTCCTTGCTGGTCAACGGGTCGAAGTTGCGGTCGACGACAACCTGGAGGCCGAAGGCGTTGCCGTTGAACGATCCTGCGTCCTGCTGGCCGAATGCGTTCATGGCTCCGGCGTTGGGGAACAGGGGACGGCCGGTCGTGTCGACGAGAGCGCCGAGCTTCTTCCAGTAGTCCGTTCCGACCATCAACACGTTGGGCAGGTTGCCGTCCGAGTTGGTGAGGATCTTGGCGGCGGCGTTGTACACGAACGCGACCCAGTCGGCCGGGTCGGTGTCGTCGGTGAGCACTTCGGTTTGGGTGACGCCTGCGACGAACTGGGTACAGGCCTCGACGTCGGTCTGGTTCGCGTAGATGCGGGCCATGTCGTCGACGAGGGCGCCGAGCACTTCGGGCGATGACCAGTCGATGGACGCTTCGGAGAGCTCGACGTAGCCGCCGAAGATCTTCTTGGTGACCTGCTCGTCGGACACGACGAACGTGCCGGACTGGATGGTGTTGCCCTGGGTGACCGATGCGATCGACGTGTGGGTCGTGACCTTCGGACGGATGAACACCTTGCCGCCCTGCGGCATGGCGCGCGTTCCGACGGCGTCGATCAGCGGACGGAGGCCTCGGAACGAGTTGAACACCGGGGCCACGACGGGAACGGGCAGGACGCCGTCGAGGTCGCCAGTGGTGACGTCCGGCGCGGCCGCCTTGATGTTGGCGTTCATCTGAGCGAATTCGGAACCGCCTGCGACGAATGCGGCGATGTAGTCGCCGATCGACGGCAGCTTGAATGCGCGCTTGGGTTCCGCGTACAACGGAACGGTGGGGATGATGGCCGGTGCCGAGGCCTCGACCGGGGTTGCTTCTGACATTGAGTCCTCCTCGGGCTCTGGTTGGGTTGGTTCTTCGTCGGGCTCCGGCTCGGGGCTCGAGGCGGCGACTTTTTCAATTCGGGCTTGCTCGAAAGCAGGTTCCGAAACGATGGAAAGTTCGGTCCAGCGTCCTTCTTCGACGACCATGGTTCCTTCGTTGTCGAAGGAGAATTTGGTAGGCACTACGCCGACGGACACGGAGTCGTAGGCGCCCATGAGTAGCAACGCCATCGTGTCGTCGGCGTCGCGTGTCGTAGCGAGGCGCGCGGTGAACATCATCCCCTCGGATGTGTTGACGCGTTCGGTCACAAGACCGCGCACCTTCGCCGGGTCATGCGCTTCAAGTAGACGGGGCGGTCTGCCGTCCTCGGGCAAAGACCCAGGCATAAACTTGACTTTGGTTCCGAGGCTGTCGGTAGTGGCGACGTTCCACGGTACGGCGAGGCCGGTGATCGAGCGCGACGGTTGGCCGTCGGATGCGGCCGCGTCAACGGTGAAGTTACCGGCGACGAGCTTCAACATTGGAGTCCTCCTGATCGTCCTCGTACATACGATCGGACGTTGGTGTGGTGACGAGCGGCGATTCGACGAGGTCGTTGTCGCCGAGGTAGTCGTCAAGGTCGAATTCGACGTGCTTGCCTGCTGGGAGCACGTTGTTGCCAGACAAGGTTTCTTGGAGACAGTCGAGGTATGGCTTGGCGCCGAACAAGTAAAGGTCTTGGCGCGCTTGGAGCGCGTTGTTGTACGTCATGCCGGTGCCGGTGGGTGCTCCGACGAGATACGGCGGAATGTTGGCGAGACGCGCCAGCTCGAGAGCCTGATACTGGCGCGCCTCTACCAGCTGGAGTTTGCTCGGGTCGGAATCGAACTCTTTCCATTCAACAAATTCGTTGAGTGCGCCGATTGCGTTGCGTTGACGTGCGGCGGACCATGCGGCCGCAAGTTCGCCTAGATCTTCGGCGCTCATCGGTTCGCCGCCGCGCTGTTGTAGGTATCCGGCGGCGATTTCGTTGGTGGAGAAGCGGCGCGCAGCTCCGTCGAGTTTCCAGGCGGTGTCGATCGCGGCTGCGCCGGAGTAAACGATGCCCATCATTGGCGCGAGGAATTGGACGAGGTTGCGGCTGTCGATGTCGACGCCGTTGAACTGAACTTGATCGGACGGCTGGAACCAGGCTGGGCCCGACTGGTCGAGCGTGGTGATGTTGGCGGCCGGGAGCCATTTGAACGATGCTGGGAAGCCGGTGGAGTAGCGGCCGGTGATGAGCCAGAACGCGCGACCGTAGAACAACAGGTCGCTGAACGTGTTGGCCATGATGAAGTTGCGTGTGACGGCCGGGTCAGGTCGCGTGAACCACGATTCGCCCTCGACGTAGATCTTCTCGTATTCCTCCTCCTGGGGATCCCAGGCGAGGCGGTAGGCGCGGAGATCGAGACACGCGATCATTGACGCGATCAGGTCGCGCGCTCGAGAGATTGTCGGCAGCTGTAGGGCGCGGAGTTCTTGGGTGCCGACCGTGTAGGTGTAGGTGGCGTTGATCGTGGCCTGTTGCGCAGCTCCGGCGGCCGCCTTGATGTCGGCGCCGAACGCAGGCTTGGTGGTGCGGCTCCCGAAGATCGCCATCGACCGGGATGTTATCCACAGTCTGTGGACAAGTCCAGCATTACCCAAAGGCGAACGCTGGTTTGGTTCGTTGGGTGGGTCGGGCGGCGATCGCAGCCGCCCAGACCATACAGCGCGCCAACTCAATCGGGCCCGGCGACTTTTGGGACGACAGCACGACCGAGTTCTGGGTTTTGACGGCGACGGCGCGGTTGACGTGCTCGGCCAGGCCGTTCGATCCGTCGTGCCGAAGGCGGCCCTCAAGGATCAGCGAGCGGACGATGGGCGTGTACTTGAGCAGTTCGCCGTAGCCAACCAAGGTGAGCAGGCGACGCTCCAGGTGCGGCGGCAACAGCGCCTCGAGGCCGGGTGTGATCGTCAGCTGTACGCCCGGGTCTTTCAGCACTTCGCCGATGTGTTGCCAGCATTTGTCGGCGTTGTCGGTGATGAACTCGACGGTGACCTTGACGACGCCGGCATCGTTGACCGCGCGGACGCCCACATACCGGGATTCGTCGACCGAGTTGTCGACCGACAGGATGCCTCCGGCCGGAATCTCGTCCACGGCCAACGGTTCCCAGGTGCCGATCGGTAGCCACGCTTTGGCAGCTGCGACCCACAGGTTGAGGTGCGCGCGGAGGAATGCGGCGCGTTCGCCACCCTCGGCGGCGGCCTCGAGCGCGTCCCAGGTGACGGTCGTACCGAGCGCCGGGTTGGCCCAGGTCCACCAGCGGCGGTCGTCCGGGTTGATCCCCGGCGGCGGCGACCATTCCGCGAAGAACAGGCGACCGGGTCGGCCGGCGTCGATCGCCGAGATGGCCTGCTCGCGTAGTCCAAGCATGAGGCTTGAGCCTTCGTCGCCGGCGGTCGACCACATGGACAGCAACGGGTTCTTGACGGCGATCATGGACGGTCGAAGCGCGTCGTAGATCACGGCCGGCGCCACGTCCCAAATCTCGTCCACCAAGATCAGATCCAGCGTGAGGCCGTGAACGTTGTCCTTGGCCGCCGCGACTCGGAACGTCGATCGGTCCGGCATCGTCACCTGTTGGGAACCGTTCGACCAGCGAACCTCGGCACCGTGATGGTCCTCGAGGTACAGCGCCAACTCGCGGAACATCGGCATCGACCGATCGAGCTTGTTGGCGACCAGCAGAGTGTTGACCGGGCGGCCTCTCCTCCGTGCCTCATCCGCAAGGAACCACCCGGCCAACGCTCGCAACGCTACCGACTTCCCCTGCTGACGGCCAGTACTGACCAAAGACTCACGAAACACGAAGTCGCCTTTGTCGTCGACAGCCAACTGGCCGTCCAAAGCAATCTTCTGCCAGTCCATCAGCTCGATCCCCATGTGCCTTGACGCCCAAGCGGCCAGGGCAGGGCCAAGACTCAAATCCGTCGAACGCGGCGTAACCAGCCTCGGCTCAATCCGCCCGCTCAAGTCGAGATAGTCGGCCTTTGGCCCCATTTGGGCCTGATCGGTTCCCTCAAGGGAGATCTCTGTGC